CTTTAGTTATTATGGCATTTTGTTGTTATTACTTACGCTTGTACCTAACGATGATGGTGTTAAGCACTACAATCAGCACCAGTATCCAAAACAGAATCTTCGTCTGAATACGTCCAATCATCAAATGTCTTTGACCTAAGCCTATGCATTATCGTATATTTAGAGATATTCAATTTTCTGGCTGCATCTACAATAGTGTCGTACTTTCCGTATGGTGTTGATATAGCCCTTGCATTGGCGTTATTAGTGCCTGACATCTGACCTTTAGAGAATTGAGTACTTACCGAAAAACTTTTGCCTTTGTATTTGTCAGACTTAGCTTGTCTCAATTCTGCTGCATATACTACACCTACAACCTCTTCAAGTGTTTTACCTTTGTTGTGGGGAACAATTCCTTTCTTAAACTCAGTTCCAGGCGATCGTCTTTCACCTTTTTTGAATTCATTCTCTGGATAGAAGTGTCGACCTTTGCGTGATTCAGATAGACGTTTACGTATTTCTTCTTTGCGTGGTTGTAAAGTCCAGTGAAATTTATTTTGTTTCATCATATTGTAGTAGCGAGTACCCAACTCATGGTCCTTCATTAAAGATAAGTACTTGAATTCTTCATTAAAGGTTTCTTCTTGAGATGGGATATTAGATCGAATTATTCTACGTTTGAAGTCTTCTGGCCGTTTTCGATGAGCATTTCGCATCCAATCTGAACTACACACATAACCATCATCGATATTGCCCCAGCGACACCCAACATAATACCGCTTATGTTTGCGATCGTACCAAATGTATACAAACCCATATTTGTGCATAAGAAAATACCCTCATAAATTGCTCTATGAGGGTATTTATGATTAAATTTTGGGACCTGTCTGTTCAGGCACCACCACCGTCACCAGTGCCACCACCAACAACTTCCATTTCATCGAACGCCCAAGTGACCTGATACTCGGCGATAGTGTCTGTAGTAGACCAGTCAACATCGATGCTCTGAACCATCATTGGGAAAATGCCGTTTAGCTGATAAATTCGTAGTTCATTACCTGTCTTACCAAATGCGGTGACAAGAGCAGTAGACTTGTAGTTGTTTGGATTAGCTCCAGCTGTTGCAATGTTTCTGCGGAATGCATTCATAGCATTCTGCCACTGCTCCAGCGCATTACGAATAATGAAATCTTCATCATTCATAATTGTTGTTGTCCAATCTTCCCAAACGCGATCGCCTGGAACGTTGATCTTACGGCCGAAATATGGGACCTCGATCTTACCAATCTGTACGGTAGGAATAGATGCAGCACGGCACATAAACGGTACCTTCAAATCCGCCGTTGGATTGAAAGGATTGGTAATGATCACCTGGAAATGGGAAGGACGGTATCCACCGAACTCCAGCTGTGATCTAATCTCATTGATGTTGAATGCCATCAGTTAACTCCTAATCGAAATTTGTTCCAGATATTTATCATTTTTTCGATTTGGATGTTGCCTTTACTAAGTGTGATTGGTATGTTGACATCATCAAAAGCGAGTGGAGAAGTTAGATGAAACAGCTTGATGATCTGTATCGCAAGATCGATGATATGATCTTGAAGATTGTTGATGATGGTGGCGATCTGACTATTACTGTTGGGTCTGTCACTGTCACTCGGAAATTCACGACGAAAATGACGGTAGCGGAAGTAGACGCTGCTGTTACTCGAATGGTAAATTACATCGAACGCCAGTTGGCTGAGAAAGGATTGATCAATGAATGAACGTCTGAATAAGTTCTCGATTGAACTCGACTGTGCCCCTGGTGGGCTGCGGCCAAATGATCTGATTGGCTCTGTTCTGCACGGAACGGGGATTGCGATCGATGATTTCGACACAGGGGCGCCATTTTTCGGCCATCAAACGTGGATTCTCAAGGAAACTGCAGGTAAGGATCAGCAGTTCACCGACAGCAAGCCGTTGTTCAAGCAGCGAATCGTCGATATGTATGACAGTGGCATCATTCGTTACGGCACATGGTAGGAGAAGAAAATGATTATGCAGTATACCCGAATTCGCAATCGTGGCGTAGACTTTACAGAATCCCACTGGCAGCAAGAATACAAATTTTCTGGCATTGCTTATCCACAATATGACCAAATTGAAGAGCTTGATGCAGATGGGCGAATTGTCCGAATCCACATCATGTCTCATTGTCGACCATCTTAACATTGTGGCAGGAGAAGAAAATGGGACACCATTATCGCAAGTCCTCATGGAGGCATCCCGACAATCTTGCCAAGCGCAAGCTGTACGATGATTCGTACATCCGCCAGTCGGAAGATGGGTTGGTTCACCTAACGCAGCGCAAGTACACTGGCTACGGATTCACCGAAGGAATCCTTGTCGGCACCAAACAGCAGATCGATGATGCTGTTGCAGATATCTACCGCAAGTATCCACCTGCTGGTTACGGAACGATGATTTCATGGCCGCCAGATCCAATCAAATACAAAAATCGTCTGCAGCCTTCGTCTGGCTGGAGTTCGTTGCCGATCTACGCACCATACGAACAGCTCGGCGAAGATCTGTGGGTTCTGTGGTACTCTCACTCAGAATCTTGCGAATGATGCGTTGACTCCTGAGAGAAACGCACTATCTTAGCATTATCGAACAACGGAGAAAGGGCATGCATAGCGCTTTATTAGTCTCGGCTGTTAGATCTAGTCTCTGTGTCTAACAGCAGGCATACCAAACCAGAGACCAGAAATAAAAAAGGCCCCAAAAAAGGGGCCTTTTTGTTTAGAACTTTCCGATCACATAATCGAAGTTGGTGTCTGTTCCAACTGCAATGAAGTTCAGTGTGATGAAGTTAATTGAACGAGCTGGCTTGACGTAGATGTCAGCAATGAATCGATTGGTGTCGATTACCTGACCAGTGTTATTGGTCTCATCGCAGACAACCTTGAAGTCAGTGATACCACGACGTCCTGCAACATCACGCAGATATGGCTCTACCATGTTGCGGAAACGTGCACGAGTGAATGCATCATTGAACTCGAACAAATAAGCTGCAGCAGCCTTCTTGATCGCCTTCTCAATTGTGATGAACAACCGACGAACGTTGATACGATCGAAGGCAGAAGGTGCGCCGTGAAGCGTCTTATCGCCCCATAGAACCGTTCCTGCGCCACGCTTGGTGATAACAGGGTTGATGTCGTTCTTATACAGAAGGTCACGATCTGCCTGGTTTGGATTGTATGACAGGCGAGTCAGATTCTTGTAGATGCCACGGTTTTCACCTGCTGGAGACCACCAAGGATCACGGTCATCGTCTGTACGAGCGATCAAACCTGCGTCATCGCCGCAACCTGCAACCCAACGCCACTTGTCGTTGTAACGGTCATACTGCCACTTATATGCAGATGAGATCATTGCATATGAGCTCTTGCGTAGGGCTGATCTGAACTCGAGAATAGCCTCTGCTTCCTGGAATGGGTTGTTGACGACGTCTGCTAGTGCAGGCGAGATTGTCACAAACAGATCCTTACGGACAGATGCAATGTTGTCGATGATGTAGTTTGCTAGCCCTTCACCGTATGTACCGCCCTTCGCCACACCAGCAATCAAGATTGATACGTCAATCTCTTCTGGGTTGATGAACAGATCATACACTCGTGCTAGAGCAGAAAGAGTCTGAGTAGTCTCAGTTAATCCGTTTGTACCTCCAGATAGAGATGCAGTATATGGAAGAGTGTCTACTGCAGTCACAGCAGATGCAAGGTTGACTGAAACAGCTCCCGAACGATCAGTGATTGCACGGATGTAGTTCGAAGAATCGTTGATTACGTTCTTGTAGTAGATCGTTCCACCCTGTTCTGCGAGAGCATCGCGAGCTCTTGAAAGGTTGTTCCAAGTCTCTAGAACAGTGTTAGGCGTTCCTGTGAACAGGCCATTCTGGTCCACAACTACTACGTGTAGCTCATCGCCAGCGCCACCACGAGCCTCAGCATAAGCTGATGTTGCTGGAGCTCTATCGATTAGATTGAAGAACTCCCAGTAGCGCTGTACAGAAGTCATCTCAATGTTATCTGACAGGGTGAATCTGTTAGAGAATGTGATGTTTGCGGTGGCAGCACCGTTAGCAGAAGAAAGTGATCCTACAGAAGCCACCTTCAAATACTGAGTGCCAAGCGAGGTGTTCGATGCCTTGATCCAATCACCTACAGCAATGCTGGAAATGATTGTGTTTGCTGCGGTATTTGCTACAGTGCTGTTTGCGTCTTCAACGTCTTCGACGGTAAGTGTGGCAACGAATGTATTGCGAGTGAAAGCAATAGAAACTTCTGTGTTTCCAGATGCTCCGAATGTGCTGCTATATGCATTTGCACTATCGCAGACAGATACCTTTAGCGAATTTCCGAGAGTTCCTGGGAAACGAGCGTAATATGTCACGTTGGATGATGCAGTGATCGTCTCAAAGTGTTCGTCATTCTTGATCTGCAGGTTAGCTACAGCGCCAGTATTAGCGTAAGCATTGAATGCATTCGCATCAGCTGCGCGGCCAACATACAATGCGTCGCTGTATGCAAGGAAGTTTGCAGCGATCAAGAATGTTTCGTAATTGTCGTTTGTTGGCTTGCCAAACTGCTGAACTAGCTCGCTTTCGCTAGAGACCAACTGCAGATCTTCTACAGGACCCCACGAAAACACACCACCAATTCCTGCCTCAGTTGTAGCGACGCCTGGTACGTAAGTTGTTAGGTCATATTCCTTGACCTCAATGCCAGGGCTCTGCATGTTCGCCATCTTGTAATTCTCCTGTTAACAAATTTGTTCCAGATATTTATCAATTCGTGAGTTTAGCTGTTGCCAAACGAGGTACAAACTGCTATGTTCACATCATCGAAAGCGAGCGGAGAAATCAGATGTTCATGATCGAAAAAGTCAAGTTTGCTCCTGAGTGGGTCCAAAAGGCTGTAAAGCAGCGCAATCCTCTCGCCGAATACGTTGTGGTGTTTGAACTCCATGATGTCAAAGAGGCTGGTCGGTTTCCGATCCTGCGCGACAAAACTGACATGTATGTGCAGGCAGTTCGTGGAATGAAGGAAGATCTCGACATCAATGTTCAGGTGATCTACGGCACAGGTCACGATTTCGCCGAGAACTATGGCTGGGGTCCACAGGGAGCTCAGTGGATCCACAAGTACTGCATTATGTTCGCATAAGAGGAAAATCAGATGGAACGAATCACCAACACTCACATTGGTCGCCATTTTGGATGGGACACAATCAATGACGTGAAGTGGGACATAGTTCGAAACAACGTACTATCTGCACGTAATGTTTTGTCTAATCCTCAGAAGTTTCCTCGTGCCGATTTTGATTCTCTGGAGAAGATGGACCTCGAGGGTTCGTTGTTTCTCCTACGCGGCCCCATCCAATACATAGTCTGAGGAAAAAAGTAGGAGAAACTTAGATAATCTGGTTGACCTTGGTCTAAGTTTCTCCTATATCAACTGCATAGAAATGAACAACTGAACCAAATCACTTCAAACCTGAAACCAAAAGGAACATTGTCATGACTACCGAAACCCTCACCACCGCCACTGAGACTGCCTCGATCAAGACTGGTGCCAAGCGTGGCAAGAAGCCGACTTTCGCTTCCAAGAAGCAGGTCGCTGAATTCCTCGCAACGATCAAGGAAACCGGCACCACTCGCACTGGCAGCGAGATCTCGTACTACCTGCTTCGCCAGCTGCGCAAGGAAGGCTACATCGAGCCTGTCAAGGCTTCGGAGAAGAAGGAGCGTGGCCGCTACGGCAAGATCTTCAAGGTCACCGGCAAGGGTCGCTCGCTGATCCCTCTGTTCGTCAAGGCGAAGAAGGTCACTGCGATCACCACTGCTGCAGAGTAATTTCTGCAGAAAATAATGCGAAGCCGCCGTTGATCTCAGGGTTGACGGCGGCTTCTTTTTGTCGTATATTACGGCTACTGGGAGGGATCGTGCGTCCTTGGGGCAAACTTGAACGCACAAATCCTCAGAAAAATTTGCGGCAGACGCTTTTTCGTAGTTGAATCCGCGTGTCGGATAGACTATGTATCTGTTGCTAGCAACGAGCTGGCTAACAACAGATGGAGTATGATATGTCACGCAAGTCTTTCATCGAAGACGCTTCTCAGGTCGGCGAGATCCTCGTCAAAATCGCAAAAGAGCCTGTTCGGCTGTTCGAGGGTCCTGTCAGCTACCACAAGCTGCGCAAGCTGGAGGATGCAGGGTATCTCGAGCACAAGTTGCTCAACCGCACTGGCCGTCGTGGTCATGGGCTGGTTGGCTTCGGCTTGACGTCGAAGGGCTCTCAGCTGGTCAAGCGTGCTGTCAACGCAAAGCGCAAGGCAGCCTAACCAGCCATCCAGTTATCAAATTCACTGGATGAGATACTACCCATGGTGTCGATCGGATCCTCAGCGAACTGATCGACACCATTGTTTATCACGCCGAATGGAAGCAAATAGTCCTCCATATCGTCGTCTGACACCTCTCTCAGTGCTTTCAATACGTCTGTATCGGTAAGTGAGCGGAAATATTCCTGCTTACTCAACCACGCAAACAGCACAAGACCCATCACTAGGTCGTCATGTTTGCCCTCTTCCGCCTCGAAGCTTTTACCCTTTTCAGAGAATGTCTTTAGCTCTTCGACAGTGTTTTTGTCGATAATTATCAGCTGTCTCTGCTCGACAAGTGACTTCAACATCGAACAGCCAACCAATTTGACTGGGGCCGTTGTTCTGATTCCTTTGTCAGCCTTTGACGAGAATGAGATCTGCTTACCGCTGCCCTTGCTCTCTGTCATCAACAGATTCTCATATTCGAGAATCATATGCAACACATCAAGAACCGCACCACCGTTGTCGTTGTTTTCGACCAGCACTGCAGCATTGTTGTAATAGCGAGCCATTCGGTCGATCACTGTCGCATAGTCTGGTGTCGCTGTAGAGTTGTTATAATACGTACAGACCTGTTTGTACGGCGTTGATGTGACGTCTATCACATGGAATGCGTGATAATCCATCAGCTTTCCGCGAGAAACGTCCGCTGAGATCACATACTGGTGGTTCTTCTCCACCTGATGATAGATACTCAGACCATTGTCTGTCTTTAGAGGTCTCTCGATTTGTTCAATCAATATCTTCAGAGTAGCACCGCTGATTAGAGTGCCTGACGATCCTAGGAATTCAACCTCATGTTCCTGAGCGAACGCTTGCAGGTCAAACTTCATGTCGGATAGCGTCTTCTGCTTCCACTCCTCGTCACGACCTTCCACCTTATACCATGGAACTTCGACCAGAGGATATGAGTTTGGCACCTTCTTGACTGCAGCCTCATAGAAGTCGTAGAAGTGATTCATGCCGTTAGGTGTAGATGTCAAAATGATATACGACGTCTTC